TGAAATACGCTGCCTCAACAATCATCTATCTAGGTAAACGAAAAGAAAAAATCGGTACAGAAGTAGTTGGAAATATTATTCATTGCAAAACATATAAGTCAAGAATCACAAAAGAAAATTCTCAAATTGATGTTAAGTTAACATATAAAAGAGGACTAGATAAGTATTATGGTCTTCTTCAACTTGGTGAAGAGGCAGGTATCTTTAAGAAAGTATCAACAAGATATGAAATGCCTGATGGTTCTAAAGTATTTGGTAAAGCAATCAATGATGATCCAGAAAAGTATTTTACAAAAGAAGTATTAGAAAAAATAGATGAACACGCAAGACAAAAATTTACATACGGATCAGAAGAAGAGTAAAAGATTTACCTACGCTCAAAGAGAAGGTGATGATTTTTCTTGTATAAAACTTACAGAAGGAAAGTATAAAGGTGTAATATATCATTATGGTAAATGTGGATTTGCTAAAGATGAAAATGCTGATGGTACTTTACCTATGAAGTTTGATTTTGTTGTTAAATTAAATCCTACAGATGAGATATTGGACGTTGACAATAATGAATTTGTAGATTATATTGGTGATATATTAATAGAAATTTTAGAAACACAATTACAAGATGGTACAGCAGTCATTTCATAATTCAGATAGATTAGAAACAACTATATTAAATAATCTTTTTTTTCAAGAAGATTATACTAGAAAAGTATTACCTTTTTTAAAAGAAGAATATTTTGGTTTAAGAACTGAAAAGATTTTATTTAAAGAAGTATATAAATTTGTAGAGAAATATAATAATCTTCCAACAAAAGAATCAATCTTAATAGAACTATCACAAAGAAAAGATATTAACGAAGAAGAACATAATACATTAAAAGATTATGTTAATTCTATAACTAAATTAGATTCTGATCCACAATGGTTGTTAGATACAACTGAAAGATTTTGTAAAGATAAAGCAGTACATAATGCTGTATTAGATGGTATTAAAATATTAGATAAGAAAGATAGTAAGAGAACACCAGAAGCAATACCTAGTATATTAGCAGACGCATTAGCAGTATCTTTTGACCAACATATTGGACACGATTATATAGATGACGCTGATGATAGATTTAAATGGTATCATACTAAAGAAACAAAATACCAATTTGATTTAGATTATATGAATAGAATAACCAAAGGTGGTGTTCCAAGTAAGACTTTGAATATTGCATTGGCAGGTACAGGTGTAGGTAAGTCTTTGTTTATGTGTCATTGTGCAAGTGCTTATTTGGCACAAGGTTTAAATGTATTGTATATTACTTTAGAAATGGCAGAAGAAAGAATTGCTGAAAGAATTGACGCAAACTTATTAGATGTAACTATGGACGATTTACATACAATGCCAAAAGATTTATATGATAATAAAATGGAAAAGATTAGACAGAAGACTGGTGGTAAATTAATTATTAAAGAATATCCAACGGCGTCTGCTCACGCAGGACATTTTAGAGCATTGTTTAATGAACTTGCATTAAAGAAAAGTTTTAAACCAGATGTAGTGTTCATAGATTATTTAAATATATGTGCGTCAAGTAGATTTAAAGGTGGTAATATATCATCTTATTTCTATATCAAAGCAATCGCAGAAGAATTAAGAGGTCTTGCTGTTGAGTTTAAATTACCTATATTTACAGCAACACAAACAACAAGGTCTGGTTTCGTATCAACAGACATAGGTTTAGAAGATACTTCAGAAAGTTTTGGTCTACCTGCTACTGCTGACTTTATGTTTGCTTTAATGTCTAGTGAAGAACTAGACGCATTAAATCAGATGAAGGTTAAGCAATTAAAGAATAGATATAGCGACCCAGCAATCAATCGTAGTTTTATTATCGGCGTTGATAGAAGTAAGATGAGATTGTATGATGTAGAACAAAAAGCACAAAACATAGTAGACGCCAACCAGGAGAAAAAAGTTGAAGTGGATCCGTACGATAAATTTTCTGACTTCAAAGTTTAATATGCCTAGACGAAACAACAAACCTCTTAAACAAGTACAATCCAGACCTTTAGAAAAAGGTGAAAAACTACATTATATTAAAAGTATGGTGAAGAAAAAAGGAAAAATATATTGGAGAGTAACCGAGAAACCAACCAATGTTATTGTAAAAGATTTCTTTTTTGAACAAGACGCTAGGGCGTTAGTTAGATTTCAAAATAAACATAGAGTATGGGAACCTAATGGAGGTATTCCACACTTTCTTTGTGATGTTCAATAAGTCTTAAAGGGCACCATATAAATATTGTTAGGAGAGACAATAAATGGCAGATAAGACAGCAAAATTTGAAAGTGCCCAAGCATTATTCTGTGCTATCGCAGATGGCGTTGGTAAAGCAAATATAGATAAGGTATTAAATTTAAAAGAATACGAAACTTATCCAGAGTTTAAAAAAGCTCACGGCAAAAAAATCAAAGACGCCCAAAATCATATTGACACAACTGCTGACATTAAAGAAATTGAAGAGTTTATAACCACAACAAACTCTTGGTATATTTCTAGTGTTAAGATTGCAAGTCATTTAATAAAGTTTCTTTCATCTAAAGTAGATAATGACTTCTCTCCTATATCAGCAAAAGGATATTTAACAGGTAAAAAAGCTATTAACTATGTTCGTGGCGATAAAGATGTAATGTTAAATTTAGAAGAATGCTGGAAACTTGCAAATACTAATACTGATTATCTTACTAAAACTAACCAAGTAGCTTTCGGTGATATTAATAAATGGTCACCTGCTGATATTTACTATGCAAGTGGTAAAGCTAAAGCGGAAATTAAAACTCATCTTAATTTTGCTAAGAGTACTAAAGGAAAAAAATCATATAACTTTGGTGACTTAAATGCTATAGTAAATGGTCTATTAGATGATGGTGAATTATTACCTTTATCTTTAAAGAAATCGGAAGGTAATACAGAAGTTAAAATTGAAACCGTAAATTTTGACCCGAAGGTTAAAGAAAAACTTGTAGATGGAGTAGGTAAAAAAGGAAAGAAAATTGAAGGTGGTCTTTGGTACTCCAAACATAGTGTATATAAAAAATGGAAAACTCCTTGGCATATAAAAAGGATGTCTGAATCACCATTTGAACCATTAGAAACTTCATCAATCACTCATAAAAATAATACACCTACTAGAGATATGAGAATATATGTAGCTAACAATCAAGGTAGGTCAGGTGAAATAGGCAATATTCAAATAAGACACGAAGCGTCTAGTAATGGTTTCAAAGTTGATTTTCATTATAAAGGTGCTGGTGCAAGAGGTGGTTCACTTGTTTCTCATACAACTTTTTCAGATATGTTAGAACTAGTTGCTCCAGGTGTTGGTGCTAAATTTAAATCTGACTATGAAAAAGGTAGAGAAGAATTTAATAGACAGATGAAAACTAATTATACTAATCCAGTTATACCTAAAGGTTATAAACACAAAGGAAAAGGTCTTAACAAATACAAAGATGACAATAGAAAAGATTGGAAGAGAACAGGATATAAAATGGCCAATAAAAAAACTAAACCTACTTTGTTTCCAAATGGAGATAGAAGTGGTCAACCAGGTCCTTTTACAGATATGAGAGGAGAAGTATCTGCTATCTTTTTATTAAATAAGTGTTTTCCTGATTTAGAAAAATGGATATCTGCTAATGGTAAAAAAGTTGAAAGAGGTACTACATCAAGTCCAGTAGATAAATTCATTAGAATACTCTTTAAATATGTTACCTCTAGGTCTGAATCTTCTTCTAAATTCGTAATTGCGAAGTAGTATAAATATAAGAGACGAAGTGAGTAGTATATAGATGGATAGTTTATTTGTGTATGGAAAAAATGAAGGAAGAAAATGTTTAGTTTTAAAGGATATTCTAGCTCTGGAACAAATACACACCTAGAGCATTTAGAAGATAGTATAATAAATGACGGTGCCAAAGGTGGCAGAAACGCTGTAGCGTTTTTAAAATCTTTGCGAAAAATGTTATCTGCTAGTACCAGCAAAAGAGTTAATGTAACCGTTAAGTGGGATGGTGCACCTGCTATTATATGTGGAATCAATCCTGAAAATGGCAAATTCTTTGTCGGCACCAAATCTGTATTCAATAAAACTCCTAAAATAAATTACACTTCAGCAGACATAGCAAGAAATCATCCAGGTGGTGTTGGTTCTAAATTACAAGTTGCTTTAAGAGAACTAAAGAAACTTGGTATTAGAGGAATACTCCAAGGCGATTGTTTGTTCACTTCAGAAGATAAAAAACTTGCAAGTATAGATGGAGATACAATGATTACTTTTACTCCTAATACAATTACATATGCAATGCCTATTGATAGTCCTGTAGGAAAACAGATTGCAAGAGCAAGAATGGGAATAGTTTTTCATACATCTTATAGTGGTAAAGATATGAAAAGTTTAAGTGCGTCTTATGGATATGTAAGAGGTGTTAGAAGTGGGTCAGTATGGATTCCATCGGCACAATATAAAGACGCTAGTGGTAGTGCTAGTTTTAGTAAAGGTGAAATTGCTAGATTTAATGCAATGTTAAGAATGGCAGAAGGTAGTTTAGGAAAAGCTGCTCCATTATTAAATGAGTTTGATAGTAGAGACCCAATATCAGTAGGGTTTAGATTAAAAAGTTATTTCAATTCTATCATAAGGGATAGTAGAGGTACAATAGGTAGTGTTAAAATACTACAACAAAATTTTAGAAGTTATTACGAAAACTTTATAGACGCAGAAATAGATAGTAGAAAAACTGAAAAAGGTAAAGCAAAATTTAAAGACGCAAAAGAAATAAACTTAAAGTTTATTGATAGAAATAATAGAGCATTATATATGGCAATAGCAAGTTATATAACATTACAAAATTGTAAGAATATATTATTACAAAAGTTAGCACAGATACAAAGTGTTGGACATTTTATTAGAACGAATACTGGTTATAAGGTAACTAATCCAGAAGGGTTTGTTGCTACTGATAGAATAGGTAATGTAGTTAAGTTGGTAGATAGATTAGAATTTAGTAGAGCAAACTTTACTATCGCTAAAGATTGGGTAAAAGGATAGTATATGGAGAAATGTAGAAATTGTGGTAGGGATGCTCATTGTCCTGAAAAGTTTGTAGAGATTACTGCTTTCAGTCCAGAAGGAAAAATTATATGTAATAAATGTGATTGTTCTGTATGTGAGAAACCAAGACCCAATGTAAAAACAGGAGATGAAATAGTACAATAATGAAATGTAAAAGTTGTCACCACGATTGTCATTGCAATGAAGAGCTACACGCAGATGAGTATGGCGTTTGTGTATGTGATAATTGTAAATGTGGAATCAATCCTGACAATAGAAAATTTGATGAAGATGAATTTAATGGAGCATAGATGTTAAAAGAATATTTAAAAATAATTGGATTAGGATTAGTTTGGTTCTTTATGAACTGGAAAACTTTAGTGTTCTATGTATTGTGGGCAGGTGCTATATTAGTTGCTTTATTTGAAGGTGGAATATTAAGTGCCTTATTTGTTGCTTTAGTATTATGGGGATTATGGAAATTAGGAGCAATATTTAGAGACTAGTATATGAAAACTTTTAGAAATTTTTACGAACAACAATTACTTGAAGACAAACAAACAAGAATTATTATTATGGGTGGACCTGGAAGTGGTAAGTCAACCTATTCAGAATATTTGATTAGACGATATGGAATAAAACATATTTATCCAGGTGGTCTATTAAGAAAAGAGATAGATAAAGGTGGTGCAGAAGGACAAAAGATTAAGAACTTATTAGATAAAGGACAATTTGCACCAAACGAAATAGTTTTGAGACTTGTTAAACAAGCATTATTAGAACCTGACGCTAAGAAAGGTTATATTATGGATGGTTATCCTAGATATATGCAACAAGTTAGAGATATGGAACGAGAAGGTATTGCTTATGATGTAGTTGTATACCTAGATGTTTCAAAAGAAGAAGTGATTAGAAGATTATCAAAGAGAGGAAGAAAAGATGATACACCAAAGATTATATCAGATAGAATTGCTCTCTATAAAAAAGAAACTGGTCCAGCGATAGACCACTTTAGAAAGAAACCTGGTTTTATTTCTATTAAAGCAGAAGGAAAAGAAGCAGGAGATATAGCTAAAGATATAATGAAAGAGATTGATGGAAAAATATAAACCATTACCAGATGGATTAAGAATTGACGATAGTAAAATACACGACCAAGGTTTGTTTACTACAAAAAAGTTTGATAAGATGGACGATTTAGGTATAAGTCATATCAAAATTGGAAGAGAATTATATAGAACTCCATTAGGAGGTTTTATTAATCATAGTGAGAAACCAAATTGTCAAAAGATTGAAGTAGATAATAAATGGTATCTACAAACATTAAGAGATATTAAAAAGGGAGAAGAGTTAACATTAAAGTACACTTTTTATAAAGTATGAAACAATTTAAACAAGTAATACAAGAAGGTGTTTATGACCCAGGAATCTTCAAGGCATTTTTCCTTGCAGGTGGACCTGGTTCGGGTAAGACTTATGTTACCAATAGAGCAACTGGCGGTATGGGTTTAAAGTTAGTAAATTCAGATACAAGATTTGAAAGATATTTAACAAAGGCAGGATTAAGTTTAAAAATGCCTGATAAAGAAGCTGCTTTAAGAGACCCATTAAGAGATAGAGCTAAACAGGTTACAGGTGACCAAATGGATATGTATATTAAAAATAGATTAGGTCTTGTCATTGACGCAACAGGAAGAGATTATAGTATTATTAGCAGACAAAAATCATTACTTCAAATGTTAGGTTATGATTGTTATATGATATTTGTAAATACAAGTTTAGAAGTTGCGTTAGAAAGAAATAGAACTAGAACTAGAAGAGTGCCAGAAGATATTACTAAAAAAATCTTGGCAGGCAGTACAAAATAATATTGGAAAATTTCAAACTACTTTTGGTAGAAGTAATTTTATTGTAGTAGATAATAATAATGCAAGTGAAGATATATTAAATAAATTATGGACTAGAGTTAGAGGATTAGTAAGAGCACCTGTTAGAAGTATTATAGCAAAAAGATGGATGCAAATACAATTGGATATTAAGAAACAAGACAAACTGGCACAACTTACAAGGGATGCTATTAAACAACTTGACAAAGATATTAAAGGTAGAAAAGATATGAAAAATCCTTATAGTATAAATCCGTTTTTATATCAATTAAAACAACAAGACCCAAAAGCATTTATGCAACTTATAAAACAACGAGGACTTAATGTTAAGTAGATTTAAAAATTTTATAAGAGAAAGTATCATAGATATACCAAGACGAATTTATGCGCCTGGTGTATTTGATAATGCAGATACAGATAATCCAAAACTAAAACAAAAAGTTTTAGATATTATTAAAAAAGATTTAAAAACTTTTGAGAAGTTTGGTCCTGTTGTGTCAGTAAAATTGATAGGTTCTATTCTAGGAAAAAGATATAGAAATGACGCAGATTTAGACATTGATGTATTAATAGATTTACCACCAGAAGATAGAGAAACAATTGGATTAGAAGCAAGAAAATCTGTATCACTTATAAATGGTAGAAATATTCCAGGTACAAAACATCCAATTAACTATTATGTTCAATCGGACCCTGCTGTTAATGACGCTCATTTGGAAACTGCTGATGGTATTTTTGATGTGTTCAAACAAAAATTTGAAAAGAGACCTAAAGACCATAAGTTTGACCCTAAAGTATATCAAGCAGAATTTGAAAAGAAAGTATCAGAAATAGATGTAGTCAAAGGAGAATTAAAAAGAGATATAATTGACTATGAAGAATTAAAAGAATTATCTCCAAAAGATATTGAAGGTTTACAAAAAAGGATTAGTGAAAAGTTAAAAGAAATAGAAGACGCTATTGAAAAGTTTTCCAAAATGGGAGACGAACTTATGCAGGCAAGAAGGGATTTATTTAATAGACCTATGACACCAGAAGAAATTAAAAAATATGGTGTTGCCCATAAGTTACCTAAAAATGTAATCTTCAAATATTTGGAGAAGTATCATTACATAACCTTTATGAAAAAATGTAAAGAGATATTGGATGATGGTAAGGTTACAGACGCCGAAATTGATTCATTAAAAACTGAATCAGTTGATTCAGATAAAGCATTACATATAAGATTAATTGCTAAAGCTTTGAAAACTATGCCTGGTTCTCAAAGACAAAAAGAATTCAAACAACAAATAAATGTTGTTAGAAAAAGACTTGGTTTAAAACCAATCAAAGAACAAGACGAAATTGATAGTCTTAAAGAGGCAACAGGTTCGCCTAGAAAACATATAGCATTTACATTTGGTAGATTTAATCCACCTACGATAGGACACGAAAAACTTATTAATAAAGTGGCAAGTGTTAGTGCTAATGATTACTTAATCATACCTACTAAAACAACAGACGCAAAGAAAAACCCATTAAAGATTACTGACAAGTTGAGAATAATGAAACAGATGTTTCCTAGACACTCATCAAAGATAAAACAAATCCCAGGTGCTAGAACAGCAATGGAAGTTTTAAATAATCTAAATGGAAAAGCAAACGAAATAACAATGGTAGTTGGTTCAGATAGAGTAAGAGAATTTGAAACAGGGTTTGTATCAGAGTTTGGACAGAAACTTGTTGTGTTCTGCCAACTTTTGAATATGGAGTATGAGGGAGCTAGAAGAGGTCTCGAGTTGCTTAGTGAACAAAACTTAGTTGCTGACGAAATTTTTTTTGAGCTATCAAACTCAATTATTTCAGGAAAGCCTCCTGCACTTGAAGTGGTAAACTCGCCAGGTAAGGCAAATGCACTGAATTTAGCAATGATACGTGTTGTTGGAGCGCAGGTTCCACATTGGTTTCAAAGTAACTTTA